ATAAAAGAGGCGCTACTTTTTCGGAACAGCGCAGTTTTATCGCCGTACCTAAAACCGGAAAAGATTTAACTCCTATCTCCGCCGGATCTTTAGAGGCAGGCCAGCCGTTATATGAAAACATGGAATAATTATTTACGCGTTAGTATAAGTAACGCTAACTTCCCCGCCGTTAGCCATAAGATTATAGGGCTGAAGTTCAACCCAACCTTCGTTACAGCCTGAGAAGCCCACGCCGTTAGCCTGTCCGTTCATGCAAATTAGATTACTGGTAGACCAACCGTCGTCCGCTCCGGAGCCTCCACCAGACCAAGCAACGCTTCCCTGTAAAATGCAGATTCCGTCTTGATACCAGCGCATAGCGCAAGTTATATTCGTATCGTCCGGAGTAAAACTTAAACTCGTTCCGGCTCCTGATACTGCTCCGGCCTGCGCGCCGTTCGACGCCTGTATTCTTAAATCGTATTTAGTTTCGTTACTTACGCTGAAATGTACTGGCCCCATAATTTATCTCCTTAGTTAGTAGTGTTTGATTACAGGCCTAGCGCCTTTAAGTCCTCAGCAGTTAAGCCAAGTGATTCTAGTTTAGCCTCTGCGATTAATTTAGCGGCCTCGGCTTGTGCATCTTGCTCGGCTTTCCAAGCGGGATATTGTGTAAAGCCTGCCTCAAATTCTTCTTTAGTTATAGCGGCAGGTTTATCAAACCAATTTATAGAATCGTAATCATCGCCATAAATCGCATACTCGACATTATCACATAGCATAAACATTACATCGGAACCAGTAACCATTACACACCTATTTCCATTAAAATTAGATTAGAACTTCCTGAACTTGTATTTACTCTTGCCGTGTATGTTGCAATCGCTGAAGCAAATTCCATCGTATAAGTTGTTGCAGAAGTAGTGGCAGGAGAATCTGTGAAAGTGTGTGCGTAATTGCCAATAAACTCTAAATTGGAGCGTGTAAAAGAATACTCATTAAATATACTTAATTGAGTTGCGCCTCGCACTAATCTGAATTTAATAGCCATACCTGAAATACCTGCGCCATTTTGACAACCATCAATGGTTGCAAAAACTGCAATTTTACTTGTGTTTAAGGTGGGAGTTATAGTCGCGGTTAAATTTGTAGTCGCAAATGTAGTGCTCGTGCTTGTAGTTTGTGTCGCGTATGTGGCCGAGACTACCTGCAACACTTTACCGCCACCACCAGGCGTAGCCCAAGTAGGAATACCACCTGCAACTGTTACTACCTGACCAGTAGTTCCAATCCCAAGACGGGCAGGCGTTGATCCACTAGATGAGTAGACCATATCGCCCGTAGTAGTCATTGGGTTAGTCATACCCGTAGTGTCTAAATTAGCCCACGCGCTGCCTGTGTAATAAGTAGTAACATTTGTATCTTTAAGATAAGCAAACTGCCCCTCTTGTGGTGATGTAATTGCGGCATCACGGGCTGCAGCTGACGCGAAAACTAGAACTCCCTGCATAAGATAGCCGTTTACATCGCCGGCGGTAAGGACTTCGCCAGTTGTAAATGTTTTAAAACCTAGACCTGCGGCCATAACTTAACCTTTCTTATCGATTAGTAGGATAGTACAGAAGTATCTAAAATCCCGTATAAAGCGGAATTTAAAATAAACGAGTCTATAATTGGTTCTAAAGTCGTGAAGGTAGTTTTCCAGGAATTAGGTGTGACCGTATGCGCTACTCCGAAGATCTGAAAAGTAGCCGTTAAACTACTGCTTCCCGGCTGAGTCGTCGTAATCGTTACCGGGTCGAAGTAATCTAAACCGAGAGCGGCCGCGATTCCGGCGGCGTAGTCCGGCGTATTAAGATCTAGGGTGATCGCGTCACAGCGAACGGAAGTAGCGGCCCTAGACGCGATATAGGCCTGCGCGTAATCGAGCGCAACCGCGTCCGTCTGCATTAGTAGGTTTTGCTGGTTATACGAATGCAGGAAATAAAGAGCTATCGAGGCCGCGTTCGTCGCCGTCTGAACGGATCCTCCCGAGCGCGTAACCTGCGCGGAGTTATAGACTAAAACATCGTTTAGAATCCATAAGGCGTTACCGTATTTTATCCCCGTCCCGTCGTCGTTAAATACGGTCGGCGTTCCGGATACGCTAGAAGCGGTTAAGTTTCTGTCCTGGAAAACGAAGGATCCGACAGCGTCGACATACAACGCGCCATATTCTGAGAGCTCAACCGTCTGCATGGCCGCAAGGCTCGTTCTAGCGGTTCCCGGATCGTTCTGCATAGTCGTAAGTCCCGCGTCTATATCGCGCATGGAATTAGGCCAGCCTATTTGATCCAACAACTGATTGATTCTAGTGCCCGATAAATCCCCGGCGCTCGCTCCCGTTACCGTTGAAATCTGAGCCATGGACGCGAGTCGAAACGCGTCAACGGCCGTGATTGTGGTATAAACGACATCGACGGCGTTTAGAGGAGTCGTCGTAGAATATCCCGTAATATATCCCGAAAACATGGGATAAGTCCCGACCGCCGAAGTTCCGGAGATAGTTACTTTTCTCATCGGATCTAAAAGGCCGTAATACGGACCCGATGTGTTCATCGGATTGAAGTCACCGTTCTGGTCGACGATTCTAAGAGATAAAGTTCCCGTCTGGAACTGATCGGCCTGCGCGTTTCTTCCTCTAGCGATTTCGACTCTATCGACCTGGGAAGATACATCGACGATTACGGCGGTCGAGTCGGCTAGAACATTAGTATCTAGTAGACCCTGATCTAAAATCATCGCCTGAGCGAACGCGGGGCCGGTAGAAAAATTTATTACCGCGTTAAGCGTCGGAGCGGCCATTAAATAGCTCCGGCGTAGTCTAAATTATTTCCGAAACGCTTTTCGTTCTGAATCGCTTTCTGTACTAGACGCGCGAACTCGTCGGTCGAGGTCGTAGTTATAGGAGCGTTAAAGTTTAAGACAGTACCGCCGCCGCCTAAATCTAGGCCGCGCTTATTAGGAAAATCGGAATCTGGAATATCTATCGGCGTTCCGTTTCCGTTATTAGTAATAATTGGAACTAATTTTTCTAGGTCTTTAATTAAGTTTCCGCCGCTTTTACCGCCTGCGCCGTCCCCGCCGCCTGGGATAAGCGTAGGAGGCCCGATTACTTTCGGAGGTACGACTATTACTGCCGGAGGCGCTTTAGGTACGGGAACCGGCTGGCCTAAAGTCGCTAGATACTTATCGAGCGCCGCCTGCTTTATATTATCCGCCGCCGTCTGCGCCGCGCTTATTTCATAAATAGAGGCAAGGCGCTGAATAAGTAATTCTTGATCCTGTAACTTCTGCGAATAAGTACTGAGAGCGGCTAACCCTCCGGCGTATTTGATTGAGTCATTATATTTCGTAAAGGCTAATCCCTGTAAACGCGTTCTCTCTTCTTCGCTTACTTTTAATTTTGCTATAGCGCCTAACTCCTCAAGAAGAGTCATATTTATAGCTGTTAACTGCGCTTCCGAAATAGTTTTACTTCTGGCAAGTTTTGCTATATCGCTAATTTGCTGGTAATCGTATAACTCTTTCATCTTAGCAATAATTTTATCCGCGTCCCCTATCTGAATAGCCTGTAAAAGTTCGATTCGAAGGCGCGTTTCTTTATCTATCGACATTTTTAAGGCGGCTTGTAATCCGATCTGCTCTAGATCAAATATAGCGTTTCCTTTAGCGAGAATAGCCTTTCTTTTTTCTTCCAGTAATTTAGCCGCCGCCGCCGCTTTTTCTAACGCCAAACGCTTTTTTAACGCCGCCGCCGCTTCCCTATCAGATTTAGATAATAAACCTGCTTTAGTCGAATCCTGTCCGCCTGTAAATTTTCGGCCTGCAGTTGCTTTAGGTTGTTTAAAAAATCCTGATGGATCGCCTGCTACTATCAAATCGACATATTTTTGTGTCGCGTTAATAAATTTAACTAACCAGGAAGTAGTTATGTCTATCGGTTCCATAATTGCTAGTTTTAATTTTGCTAATTCTGTTAATAATTTAGAAGTATCTTTCGCGGCCTGCGCCATGTCTTCGGCTAAATCTTCTATTGATGTGTTTTTACTTAGAATCAATAAGGCGTCAATTATTCCCTGGCCAATTATTTCCTTAGCGTTCTCGGAAGCCTCCCCTAAGACTTGCATTTTACCTGCATAAGTTTCTAGATATCTAGCGTTTGAGCCGCTAAACTGTTTATTTAATAAAGCGGCTATTTCCTCAAAAGATTTGCTTTTCAATTCCGCTTGCGTTAATCCTAAATTATACTTTTTTAAAGATTTAGTATTTCCGACATAGGCTAAGGCTAAATCGTTAGTAACGGTTGATATATCTTCAGAAGATCCAGCCGATACATCTAAAGCAAGTCTTAGTAGTTCCTGGCTTTTAGTAAGCGACCGAGTAGTAGTTAATAAAGGTTGAAACGCTCCCGCTAATTTCGCTCCGTCTATTCCACTTATTTTAGAAATATCATCTAAAAATCTAGTTATATCAGTCGAGGCGAACGCTAAACCTATATTTTTTACAACTCCTAATAATCTTATATTGGCCTTTTCCGCTTCTCCCGCCGCTCTAACCGAAGACTTTGCGAAATTTATCATCGCCGTTGCGCCTAGAGCGATCCCTAGACTTCCGGCTAATTTTTTAGCGGTTTTACTAAACTTATTTAATTCCTTCGCACCTTTAGATAGAGCTTTACCGTCGAACTCGGTGAGGAACCTAATCGAAACCGTCATTTTATATCGCCTCCGAACGCCTTTATCGCGTCGAGTCTTCCCTGCGTAATACCTTCGACGCGTTTCATACCGTCGATTATAGAGCGAATAAAGCGACCGTTATCGGCTTCGACTGCCCGAAAAATTAAACGACCTTCTTTCTTACCTTTAATCTGTCTCTGGTTATCCTGTTTATCTATCTCGTCGATAAACCAGGCTCCCGCCTTAGGATTAAGGCTGTGAGATACTTTACGATTACCCGGAGCCGCCGTAGGGCCTTCCCAGGGTAAACCCTGAGGGTTAATTCTTCCGGCCCACTCGTAAATCGCTCCGGCGGCTGAGGTATTCCGTAACTCGTAGAGGGATCTAAACCCTCGGGGGTTAGTTTTAGAAAACCCCGTATCGTATTTTATACCGCTTTTAACTTCTCCCACCTGATATATCGGAAACTTTCGCAAACCTAAGTTAGAAATATTTTTTAATATTTCGCTTTTCGTAGTAATAGTCCAGCCGTGAAGATTACGTGGAAGGCTACTAGGGGCGAAACCGCGCGCGGCAGTGACCATAAATTTTAGGCGATTTCGCGCGTCTTTATCGACTTCCTTTTTTAAATCCGGAGCGAACTTAGCGAGAGCGCGGCGGGTTTCTCTAAGACCTTTTACCTCTACGGGCACGGTTCACTCCTTCCGCTCTTTCTTTCATTACCTGTAAAACTGCGGCGAGCATTCGAGAATCCCAGTTAAGAATCTCGTTAGGAGATATGTGAAGTTCCACCGCTAGCGAGGCCACTAGATAGGTGAAAGATTCACGATCTACCCTTTTGGGTCTTCGTCGTCTATTACCTCGACGGATTCTAATTCGCGGAGAAACTCATCGCCGAAAAGAGGAATCGTAATCGCGGCGCGGCGCATACATTCCCAGGCAAGCCAGTAGATATCGCCCTGTCTTTCCTGATCTCTGAATTGCTTATGAATACCGCATTTAAACTGTTGTTCAAACGCGTATTCGATCGCCGGAGTTATTTTTAAAGTAACGGCCTCCCCAGAGGCCCTAGTGATTTTGAGGCTTGCCATTTTTTTATCTCCCTAGTAAACGACGGTAGACGAAACGGTAAGAGCGGTATTTATCGTAAAGGATAGGCTAGAGGCGGCTTCGTCTGCGACGCCGCCGTTGCCTACTGGAGTTAAGTTGTTTACCAAAATGGAGAACTGGTAAGTAGGATTGGCCGCCGATACAGTAGTAGGAGCGGATCCGGTTCCCGTAATCATCGAAACGGCTAAAGTAGTTCCGGCCGCCGCGTTGAGCGTCTGCATTACCTGAGAGGTAGCCCAGTCGTTAAAAAAGTCAATTGTGAGTGTAGCCGCTTGCAATCCGGCCGCAAATTTATGTGCAGTATCACCCATCGCTGTGACTTCCAACTCGTCAAAAGTTTGTGTAATAGTAACCGCGCTTACGTGGTCACTAATATCAATACTTGGAACCGTAGGAGCGGCCGCAGTAGCAAGTTTGACTTTGACTAAATTATTTAAATAAATTGCCATTATTTTTCCTCATCTTTTT